ATAGTGCTCGCGTAGGACTTCTGTTTCAGAACTGGATGACCGACACGAATCAAGAGAGCCAAGATCGCGCACTACGTGGCCATCGAAAGGCCCGCGAAATATACATAAAAGTCATGTCTGGGATTGATGAGAGAGACCCAGAGGGCAAAGAACCATAGTGTGAACGGCTTCGCCGTAAGAAGTGTCTAAATTCAAGTGTGAGTCACACAACATGCCGATGAATTACCAAAACTATTCTCCTGATGATGCCGTTGAAGGTTCGACGGATAGTGGCACCGATGTGTTCAATCCAGATAACATCGATCAGCCCCGGCCGGAACAGCCTCAGCCCCTGTACCAGGTGTATGAGGGCAGTAAGGTCGTTGTCAGCAAGCAGGTCGGTAAGTACTGGAAGAATAAGTACGACGCGGCATGTGTAGCGTACGAAGAGATCATGAACGTGTGGGAGGAGGTCTATCGGTACTATAACCATAGTCAAGATAAGAGCATTCAGACGCCTCGTGGCCACTTCATGCGTGGCGACTCGACTGAAAACATCGTCTTCAGCAACCTGAACATCATGCTGCCTGCTATTTACAGCCGCAACCCTGATATTACGTGTGTTACAAACGATAAAGCTGACGAACAGTTCACGCAGTGCCTTCAAGCACTGCTAAATGCCATATTTCAACGTAAAAACCTGCTGAGCGCGAAGCCGAAGATCAAAAAGGCGGCTGGAAATGCGCTTTTGACTAACTTTGGTGTGCTTAAGCTGGACTGGACGAAGAAAGACGACTCGGTTGAACTTGCTGTTGCTGAGGTACAGCGTATTAGTCAGGCACTAATCCAGGCAAAGGATCAGAAGGAAGTCGAAGACTTGTATGGGCAACTCGAAAGCCTCGAGTCGAGCATGGAACTGCTTAAGCCTGGTGGGCCACAGCTAAGCAACGTCCTTTCGCATAACTTGATCATCGATCCGTATGCGGAACAGCCGGATGGAGCCGATGCTGAGTGGATGTGTGAGACAGTATTCCTATCTACAGCGGGTCTACAGGCACGTTTCACGTTCAAAGAGGACGAAGCCGAGAAAGACGCGATCAGGAAACTAATCTACAAGCCTACGCATAAGGCAGTGTTCGCAGAAGGCTCTGGAGCATCCCGTGACGATGGGCTGGGCATGGTCCTGACTGCGCTGAGTGGCCAAGGTGACGTTCCAATGGCCTTCGAGGCAGAAGGTCGTCGAGCGTACATCAATCAGTACTTCACAGAGTGCAAGATGCTCTGGGATAAGAAGCTGCGACGAGTCATGCTATTCCATACAGATGACTGGACATGGCCGCTTTGGGTATGGGATGATCCGCTTGGCATCTCGCGGTTCTTTCCGTACTTCATTATTGCCCTGACGATGAACACGGGTGGAAGCGTCGGCGTGGGTGAGAGTGCCTACATTCTCGACCAGCAGGACGAAATCAATGACATCAACCGTCAGATCGCGAGGATCAGACGTTCCGTGTTCGATTATTTCTATTACAACTCGGACGTTATTACCTCCGACGAAGCCGAAAAGTTCGTCGATGGTATCCGTGGTCATACACAGGGAGGCAAAAAAGTTCTGGGGGTCAAGGCGGGTGAAGGTGGTAAAATCCAAGACATGATCCAGGCCTTTGCTCCACCGGCGTTGCAGTATGAAATGCTATTCGATAAGCCTAAGATACTCGACTCGATCAACCGTATTACGAATACTAGTGATGCCTTGCGTGGTGTTCAGTTCAAGACGAATACGAACGTAGCGAGTGTACAGTCGTATCAAGAGAGTATGAAGCTTAGCGTCGGTGCTAAGGTTGACATCATCGAAGATACAGTCGCCGATATCGCACTTTCGCTGGCTGAGTTGGCCGTACAGAACTATACGAACGAAGACGTTGCCAGTCTGGTTGGCGAACAGATGGCACAGTTCTGGGAGCAAATGGACGTGAAAACGTTCACCCAGAAGTACAGCGTTGACGTTGTGGCTGGCAGCATGGAGAAACCTAACAGTGTTTTCCGTAAAAAGGAAGCAATCGAAGTCTCTCAAGCCGTCGGTCAATTTGCTCGGGCGGCGCCAGGCTCGGTCACTAAGATTATGTTGCGCGTGCTGCAACAAGCCTTTACCGAAGTCGCGATTAAGCCTGAAGACTGGGCGAGTATCGACCAAGAGGTGATGGCGAGTATGCAGAAAGGTCAGCCTACCGGAGCAGGTCAGCCACAGGCGGCAGGTGAGTCTGGTCAACCGGCAGGTGGTGCACAAGAGATGATGCAAAGGGCTCAGGCCGCACCTGACGAGGTGAAGCAGAAGGTTACTCAGATGCATCAAGAGGGTGCGTCTCCACAAGACATCATGCAATTCATACAACAATCAACAGGAGCACGGTAATATGGCACTTGAGAACCCTGGTAATGGAAAGGCCACGCCCAACCAGGCGGCTGAAGATACTGTTTTTGAGAATCTTGGGCTGTCTCGTGACGATCTTGGTATGGACCAAGACTCGGGTAGTGGAAATGAAGACCTCGATCAAGGCTCTGGGTATGAGGATCGTGGTGCCGACCGCGACGAGCCTGATCTATTTGATCAACGTGTGAGTCACACTGAACAAAGGCAGCCTCCGTCGGGACTTGAGCCTCCTCCTCGTGCGAAGCCGATTCCTAATTATGCCGAAGTTCATCCTGACAACAAGGGAAACTTGGTTAATGGCGATGGCATCGTTGTGGCGCGAGCTGGTAAAGAAGCTCGTATGTATCAAGACCTGCATAAGACTCGTGGGCAGGCGCAGACTTTACACGGACAACTGACTGACGTAACGGGTCGGTTGAAGAAGGCCGTAGAGATTGGACAAGGTTTGCATCGTGAACTTCAACAGGCTCAGGCACAAGTCAATGCCGTGAAGCAATTCGGCCTTGATCAGGGTGAGCACCTAACCGCTCTACGGCTTTTCAAGGAGTTACGCGACAATCCACAGCAGGCACTAAAAAACATCTTGACAAGGGCCGCAACTAATGGTATAAATGTAGCTGAACTCGGGCTTACGCCCGGTGGTGTCGATCCTAAGTCTCTCGTAGACATGATTAAGCAGGAGATCGGCACAGCAGTCAATCCTCTTAGAGAGCGTACAGAAGCCGAGGCACGACAGGCTCGGGAAAAGACGCAAGAGCAACAGCGTCTCACCGAGATACAGACGCAGGTTGATGGTTTTTTCAACCAGAACCCGGAGGCTAAACAATACCTTCCGGTGTTTACCCAGACCCTCCAGCAGTTCCCAGGCATGACTCTGGGCGAGGTTTGGGCCAGAATACAGCTCCATTTCGCACAGAACCCGCAAGCGCGGCGTCCATCCCAGAACTCGCAACCGCGAAGTCTCCCGCAAGGTCGTGGCATTCCGGCCACAAACGGATCGTCCGACCTAGCACCCGTGACAGACTCCTACGATGCCATCCTCAAGGATGTGATGGATCGAGCAGGTCTTACACGTTAACCCTCGTGTGATTCACACTGGAGACTAAAATGCCCGCACTTGACACCGTGATCAACTCGATGCTGACACGGAGTCGCGCAAAGCTCATCATGGCTTCAGCGATCTCTGGGACCGTCAGCGCTTATCTACATGCTAAAAAGAGGGTTGTGGTCGAGGATGGTGGTCCGTCGATCACCAACCCTATCATCGTAGGTCTGAACCCTAACGTAACCTCGATGCAGTACTACGATCAAGTCCCTGTTAACCAAACCAACGAGTTCACGACCGTTGCATATAGCATGAGTCGCGTCGTAGGCTCGTTGATCATCTCGGATCAGGAAGAAGATGAAAACCAAGGACGAGCTGCCATCTTCAAAATCCTCAAGGGAAAAATCATGGCCCTTGACGAGTCCATCTCCAGACAGTTTGCCACATATCACACATCCGTTGGGACCGGCACCGACCCAAACGGGCTTGGGAACCTCATCCCTGCCGATCCGACCACCGGCTCCGTGGGAGGTATTTCCCTGGCTGCCGAGCCCCAGTGGCGGACCTCCAGCTACAATTTTGCCGGAACCCTTACCCCCGAAAACATCGAGGAAGCCTTCGACGACATAATCGAACTCGATCTGAATCGAGGTAGCGATGGACAGGCATCTCCGAAGCCTACCGTTATCTTTGCTGGACGCAACATCTATCGCATGCACAAAGCGGCTGCGAGAGACAAAGCTGTCATCAATCTTAACGAGACTGGAACTGGCAAGAAACTGGTCAACCTCGGTATCGTTGGAACCACTCATAACGGCGTCCCTCTCCTGTTCGACGAAAAGCTCCCGCCGAACGTCGCTTACTTCGTCAACGAGGAGTACCTGACGCTGCATGTGCTTCGTGGTGTCAACATGAAGATCAAGCAACTCGTAGCACCGTGGGACACCGATGCTACCGGCCGCCGTGTTGTATGGGAAGGCCAGCTCTGTAGCTGGCGCCAATACCGCACTCACGCATATCTGACCAACTAGTGTGAGTCACACATGCTAACAACATCAGCAAATGGCGCACGGCTCGCCTATGTGGTCGTCGACCTTCATCAGAGCGTAGGCACCGTGAAACGGCCGGTTACTACTTGGACCAAGAAGGACGGACTCAAGACGAAGATGGTCGAGGAACCAGCAGGTTATCTCGTCTACTTTCCTCGTGGGCACGTCATTCGGTGCAAGGACAAGGAGACCCTTCGTCAGTACGGTCTTGACGGTATGCCACCGATCATCAACCTGCAAGGGCTGAATGATCCGAATAGTCCCATCGGACGTATGCTCATGTCCCAGAACGAGGATGCTCGTCGAGGGGCTATGGAGTCGATGGAAAAGCAGGTCATCAGGCTTGCCACAGCAAAAACTGGTCCGGTCCTGATGCCGGAACAGATCGAGCCTGAACAGGTTTCGGCCGTATAAGGAGGCGCTTATGCTACAAGATAGACAGGCTTTCGCTCTTGGCTTGAACATGTACGTTCCGGCTATGGCACTAGGCACATCGGTAATCAACCTTGGGCCTGGAAGGTTCACCCACGGCATTCCGGCAACCGCCGGTCCGTTGGCGACCCTTATCACTGCCGGTGTCGGTGGGACGTTGACCACGATTCAGTACCTTTCGACGCCGCTTAAGCTCGACTCACGCTATGGCAGGACCATCACAGTCACTCCGTCCGGCGTTCCTGGCAATGCGAACGTTCTAGACGTTATTGGAGCTGACTATCTTGGTCAGCCAATGTATGAACGCTTCACGGGCTCAGCAGCGGCGTCAACTGCACTCGTTGGCTTGAAGGCGTTTGGCTGGGTTCTCGGAACTAGGCTCATCACACTGGCCACCAATACAATCACGGTGGCGATTGGCTCTGGCTTGTCGCTTGGTCTACCGTGGAAGGGCCAAATCACAACGGCAAAGGAAGGCACGACAATTATGACCTTCGCTCAGATCAACACTGCCTCAGTTGCGGCTGTGTTGACTGATCCCCAAACAGCGACTACAGGCGATCCTCGAGGCCTGTACACGCCGGTTACACCCCCAAACGGTGTCTTGAACTACGAAACTAGCCACATCGGTGATCCGACTGTTAACGCCGCAGGCAACGGTGGACTCCTCGGTATCAGGCATCTGGCTTACTAGTCACGGGTGAGGAGGACGGCGGTGAGTGCATCTATACGCGAGATCGTAAACGCTGCACTCACCGTTGTCGGTGAGGTGACTGGTCCTGGCGTACAGATGTACGAGGACGACCGGATGAAGGCCGATGCTGTTCGAGCCTTCAATATGATGTTCAAGAAATACTCGTGGAGACAGTACTGCAAGTGGTTCACCGTTACGCTCAATGGAGCGACAGGAAAACCCGTAACAAGCCCATTCGAGCAGGTTAAGGACTTTGAAGACTTTCTCGCAGTACACGCAGACCAGAGTGCGCATCCACTTCCAATACTACCTGCGCGTATCAACCCTGCGACCATGAATACTAGTAACGCTAGACCTGCGTACTGGACCAGTCTCGACGTAACCGATCCAGACTACGCCAGGAAGAAGATTCAGATTTATCCTTTGACGTCAATAGGGATCGTAAACGTATTGGCAAAGGTCTACCCCCTAGTCCCCCCTGAGGTGTCGTTTGACTGGGAACAGATATTCTACCTCGACACCGATATGCTCGTGTACGCAACTGCGTTCATGACGCTATCGGGAGACGATCTAAACGCCGGCGCAGCAGACACCGTTCGTAACCTGATGGAGATGAAGTATAAAGACGTAATGTCGGCACTGGCTAGTCATCCGATTCCTGTCTCGGGCGACTCGAGTATCCCATTCTATTGGCACGAACGCTAGTGTGACTCACACATGAATGTTTCCATTTTTCCAAAGGCGATGAAACCAGCCGCGAAGAACAGGCTAGAAAACATCACTTTGCGCGGTTTCGGTGGTGGTTGGAACGCCATCGAAACCGATCTACAAATGGAGTCAACCTACCTCGTTAAGGTTCGCAACTTTCGACGCACTCCTGGCGGTACGCAGAAGATTCGATACGGCTCGAAATGGTTCGCTGACCTATCGAGCATAGCGGGGAGTGGCGCGCGAATTGTCGATATGACGT